GTTTATACGTTATCTCTGGTAAACAATGATAGTTTACCAGAGATAACGTATAAACCCACTGGCCAAAAAATATTATTTAGAGGTCTTGATGACCCTTTGAAAATAACATCTATAACAGTAGAAAACGGCATACTTTGTTGGGCATGGTTTGAGGAAGCTTACCAGATAGAAACCTTTGATAAGTTCAGTACAGTAGTTGAATCTATACGTGGTTCTGTCGATGACCCAGAATTCTTTAAGCAAATCACTATAACGTTCAACCCATGGAGTGAACGTCATTGGCTTAAACCTACATTCTTTGATGAAGATACTAAGTTGAACAACACATTTTCATATACAACAACCTATCGAGTAAATGAATGGCTTGATGAGGTCGATATTGCGCGTTATGAGGACTTGTATAGAACAAACCCAAGACGTGCAAGAATTGTTTGTAATGGAGATTGGGGAGTAGCAGAAGGGCTGGTGTTTGAGAATTTCGAGGTTAAGGAGTTTGACTGGGTTAAGAAATTGAAAGAAAAGCAAGTTGTGGCTCATGGCAGTGACTTTGGGTTCACTCAAGATCCTACAACGCTTATCAGCACTATTGTTGACTTAAAGAATAAAGAGTTATGGATATATGATGAGCATTATCAAAGAGGTATGCTTACCGATGAGATATATCAAATGTATCTTGATAAAGGATTGAAAAACGCAAAGATAAATGCAGATAGTGCAGAGAAGCGATTGATAACAGAAATTAAACGTAAAGGCATATCTAACCTTAAACCATCTATTAAAGGGCAAGGATCTATCATGCAAGGTGTTCAATTCATACAAGGTTTCAAAATATATGTACACCCAACATGTGAACATACGATAGAAGAATTAAACACTTATACATTCGACCAAGACAAAGACGGTAACTGGTTAAATAAACCGATAGATGCAAATAACCATTTAATGGATGCATTGAGATATAGCCTAGAAGAATTCCATTTCCCTAGAAATAACAGAACGAATGTCAATATTAAGAAGAATATTAGCCGTGCAAAGGCAATGGGCTTATAAAGGAGGTAACACATGGCACATGTAAACAATTTCGAAAGAGATATCGAACGACGACAAATGCGTAATGAAATATACAGACGCGACGCGGTAGAAGTATACAAATACGATGGCACAACACAAGACTTGTTAGACAACAGAAACGATATCAGCGACTTTATTCGTCATCATTTAGAATCACAAGTGCCTAGACTTCAAATGCTAGATGATTACTATCAAGGTTTAAACTTCAATATCATGCGTAACAAAAGGCGTAGAGAAAAGCACTTAGCAGATAATAGAGCTGCTCATGACTTTGCTTCTTACATTACAGACTTTATTAATGGTTACTGCTTCGGTCATGCAATACAAGTACAATCTGAAGGCAATATGACACAAGATAAAATAGATCAGTTGCATGCAATAAACGACATTGATAGTCACAATCGTTCATTGGGGTTAGATTTATCTATATTTGGTCGTGCTTATGAATACATCATACGTAATCAACAAGATGAAGTTAGAATTTATAAATCAGATCCACGTAATACATTTGTGATTTACGATACGAGCATTGAACAAAATAGTTTAATGGCAATTAGATATTGGCAAGTCGATGAAGAAGAAGCACACAGTCCTAATGAGAAAACAAACAATATCTACTATGTTGATGTAATTACTGATAATGCAACATATTTCTTTGTGGCAAACAGTGTTACTAACTTAGAGTTATCAGAGCGCAAACCTCCTGAAGCTCATTCGTTTGGCAAAGTAACTATTACAGAGTTTAGCAATAATGAAAAGCGACGCGGAGACTTTGAAAAGGTCATACCACTTATTGACTTATATGATGAGGCACAATCAGATACAGCTAACTACATGAGTGACTTAAATGACGCAATGCTACTTATCAAAGGCAACGTTGACCTGAATGAAGAAGTAGCGACACTGCAAAAAGAGGCTAATGTGTTCCATCTAGCACCTCCTGAATATGCAACGGTAGATGATAAAGTAACGGAAGGTAATGTAGACGCTCAATATATTTACAAACAATATGATGTAAGTGGTGTAGAATCATATAAAACAAGAATTGCTAAAGATATTCATACACTTACTAACACACCAGATATGACTGATGAAAACTTTGGAGGTCAACAATCTGGAGAAGCCATGAAATATAAGCTATTTGGTTTAGAACAACGTACAGCGATTAAAGAAGGTCTATTTCGAAAAGGCTTAGTTAGACGTTACAAGTTAGTTGGAGAAATTATGAGTATCAATAGAGAAATAGATAAGGACAACCTTAGAGACTTGATATTCACATTCACAAGAAACTTGCCTAAGTCACTGACAGAAGAAATGCAAATGTACATCAATTCTGGTGGAGAAATCAGTCAGAAAACATTAATGTCTCTTGTTTCTTTCATAGACAATCCTAAAGATGAAGTTGAACGTATTAGAAAAGAGCAAGAGGAAAAGATAAAACATTCTGATGAGTTGATGTTCAATGATCTAACTGATAGCCAACCATCGGAAGAAGATGACGAAACATCTGACAATAAGGAGTGATAATACATGACTTATTGGGATAAAAGAGCTCAAGAGATTATTAAAGATGAAACAATGAGTGATAAGGAAATGAGTCAAGAGATTGAACGCATTGTTAACAACATGATTGACGATATAGAGAATGAGATATCTAAGTTCTATGCAAGATATGCAGACAGTGAAGGTATTCCTATCAACGAAGCAAAAAAACGAGTGGATAACTTCGACGTTCAATCTTTTGCTAATAAAGCAAGGTCATACGTTAAAAACAATGACTTTAGCGATAGAGCGAACAGAGAACTTAAACAATACAACACAGCGATGTATGTGAATAGAGAGAAGTTACTTAAAGCGCAGTTAGGACTCATTGTAACGTACTCATACGCTCGTATAGAGCAATCTATTTATAATTACATGGAATCATCCTATTATCGTTCTCTTGAGCAACAAGCAGGTATTTTAGGCGAAACAATACATGTATCACTCAACGATGTAAAAACAATTGTCACTGCTCCATTTCAAAATTCTAACTGGTCACGTCGTTTATGGCGTGATATGAAAGTTGTTCGTGCTCATGTTGAAAAGGCTACAAGCCAAGTATTGTTAAGAGGACGACACCCTTATGAGTTTGTGAAAGAGTTCAGAAAAGAAACAGGTAATAGTACTTACGAAATAAGACGTTTACTCATAACAGAAACTGCTAGAGTGCAAACGTTAGCTGCAAAGCGTCATATGTTAGAACAACATGGTCCAGATGCAGAATATGAATATCACGCTAAGATTGATGGTAAGACAACGAAAACCTGTAGGCACTTAAACAATAAAGTATTTAAAGTCAAAGATATGAAGCCAGGTGTGAACGCTCCGCCTATGCATCCTTTTTGTCGGAGTGCTGTAGCGCCACACATCAATCCTAATTGGCGTGATAAGTTCTTTGAAGAGCGCAAAGGAAGATATTTTGGAGGCGTTGTTAAATAATTAAAAGGAGGTGTTGTAAATGCCAGATGATAATAATCTTACAAATACACCGCCAGTTACTAATGAAGGTGTAGCAAAAGAAATTGTTGATAATTCCGTAGGGGATTATGAAGATGCTGATTGGGAAGAAGAAGAAGTGCTAGACACTGATTTCAGTGATGAAGAAGATGGTATGTATGAAGATGATTTCATGGAAGATGACGACGAATTTGAAGAAGATGAAAACTGGGAAGAAGAGTACGACTTTTCTGATGACTTTGATCAAGAGGATATAGAATTCCTAGAGGGGCTAGGCGGTCCTGAAGATGCATTAGAAGATGAGTACGAAGAAGATTACGAAACAGAGGAAGGCCTATATGACGTCACTGAACTTGATGGTGATACAATCGATGAGTATGACAAGTATGACGAAAGTTACTTACAAGACAGGCTAGATGATGTTTACGATGAATATAATCAAATCTTCAACAAAGAGCCTTCAGATATC